CGTGCACGGCGGACGACGCGGCCGCGAGCTGAACACCAATCGCATGGTCAAGATCGAAGTCGACCGGCAGATGCGCGATGAACGCCTGGTTCGCCACAGTCGGCTCGACAAGAGCCTTGATCATCGCTGCGAACTTCGGCTTGCCTCGGTGATAGCTCGTGATGAGCGCCAGATAGGTATCGACGTCTGCCATCAGGCCACCGTGATCGTGACGTCGGCGAGCACGGCCGTCGCCGCCTCATTGAATGCGATGACGAGATCTGACGAGCCGGGCGTCCCGGCATTCTTCGCGATCGTCAAGGCGGTGATCTTGTAGGTGCGGCGATCCAGATCGCCATTCAGGTTCGCTGGGACGTAGATCTCGGCGAACTCGACGTCCTCGCCGATCTGGAGCCCATTCACCCAGTCGACGATGGCCTGCTTGATCGCCGTCTCGATCGCCGCCGTGTAGCCTGTCATGGCCGTAACGTTCAGGGCGACCTTGATCGTCGCGGGCGTCGGCCGATAGAAGCGGATCGCGCGGTTCACGCCATACTCGTCGGTGACGTCGACGGAGGTCGAGCCGTAGGTGCCAGTTCCGGGCGTCTTCTTCGCCGCGATGGCGCTGGCGATGGCCGCGGCATCGCCGCCCTGCACAACGAGCGAGATCGAATGCGCCGGGATGCCATGAGCGTCGGTGACGCTCTGATCATTCTCATAGCCGCGGTAACGGACGACGCCGGGTATTGAGGCCACAGCCCCGATGGTTCCTTCAAACACGGTCAACGACGGGAGCGCGGTTGACACCGTCTGCCGAATGCGAAGCTGGGCGTCATTCTCGACCGGGGCGCCAAGCGTTGCGGCAGCTGGGTTGGTGACGGACTGCCAGCCCCGTGTTGGTGTCCCAATAGTGGTGATCGTGTTGGCTGCGGCTTCGATCGCCCCGATATCGCGCGCCGTCGCCGTTACGACGATATCGCCATCGGGCGGGATTGTGACCGAGGCCGGGAGAAGCCAGCGATTGCCGGCGGCGTCCGCCGCGGCGCCGCTCGTGATCGTCGTTCCTGCCTGCCCGGTGATCAGCAGGTCGACGGTCGAATAGGACGCGACACGCCGAGCGATGCCGTTGATCTTGACGTTGGACGACAGGCCGACGCCACGCCCGGACGATGGGGAGAACGAGTTGTAGACCTGGACCGCCATCGCATTGGCGTCGTTGATGGCCGAGGCGAAGATCGCAATCTGCTGCCCGTCCTGGCTGTCCGGGTCGATGTAGATGTCGGCGCCGAAAATCCCCTGGAACTGCTCGACCAGCCAGGATCGGACATCCTCATAGTCCGGCTTGTGGATGCCAAACTCGTCGATCGTGCAAACAGGCAGGGCCATCTAGAGCGGCTCCACAAGGCTGGCAGGGCCATAGATCGTGTTGATGGTCAGACCAACGCTGAAACCGCGCGTGTTGCGATCGAGGTTGGAGCTGTAGGAGATGAGTTCGTTGACCCCGGGCGTCTCGGTCACCCGCATCTGGATCATGAGATCGCGGGTGTTTTCGGTGCGAACGCCAAGAACCTCGGTGCGCCATGGAGTGCCCTCCTGGCTGTCGAGATACCATTCGCCCTGCTCGAGATGCAGGCGGGTGCGCACGGACTGGGCCACAGCGTCGGGCACGTCGCGCCAGAAATCGACCGAGCCGCGGCCGAAGCTATAGTCGCCGCTCGGATCTAGCTTGCGGTAGAGCATCAGTTCGTCGGGCCAGCAGTGTTGCCGCCACCAGGCGTGACGCCGGTGTGCTTGTGGTTCTTCAACGAGATGCCGTTCAGAATGATATCGCCCGTCACTCGGATCTCTCCGGAGATGTCCATGCCGCTCGCGCCGCCTGACATCGTGACGCCTTGGGCTGCCGAAACGGCCACGGTCTTGTTCGTTGAAACGCTCATGCCGCCGGACTGGGAGACGCTAACACGGGTATTGCCATCGACGCTGCGCATCTCGACTGCCGAGGTCGAAACGCCCGTCAGCTTCTTCGCCGATGGTTCCGACCGGAACCCGGGCTGGAAGAAGCCGGAGGAGAGATTGTTCATTCCGGCATCCTGCGGCGCCTGATCGCCGCCGCTTTGCTGCCAGCTGTCCACCGAGCGAGAGGCGAAGCTGACGAGACCCTCGTCTCCGGCCTTGATCGGGAAGGTCATCACCTGGTCGCCACCACCCGGAAACTGGACTGGCACGTCCTCTAGCTGCGGATAGTCGACAGCCTTGGTGGAGCCATCCTCCTGCTGGACATAGGCCTTGACGGTGATCTGCGCCTTGATGGTCTGCTTTTCAGGATCGTAGCTGACGACCTTCACGGGCAGCGAGGTCATGATTTGAGACCGCGCGTTGTCGACCGCAGCACGGATGACTTCTTCCATGCTCGGAATACGTTCACGTTCGTCGATCGCCATGATGTCAGTCCGGAATAGGGATGCCTGCCGCGCCGTAGCGCTTGAGAACATTCCCGCCCTCGTTCAGGGCGACGCAGGAGATGTCCGCGTACCAGGGCTGGCCACGGGTATCGCCAATGAAGTCGCAGGTAACAACCTTGTAAAAGCCGTCGGTAGCTAGCGACGGATAGCTAACATTGGTCGCTTGCGCGGACGGTGTGTAGCTCGGGTCTAGTTGCCCTTGCACAATCGACTTCTGATCTATTTGTAGCCGCGTGCCCGGCCTGACACGGGCATTCAACAGCATGCGGACCTGGACGCCGCCCAGGGTCTGGACTGGCATGCCGATCATGCCGGTGTTGCTGTTCAGGACGAAGGCTTCGCCGGGCAGCGGCTCATTGCTCTTGATGATGTCGAGCTTCTGGTTGTGGATCGTCCATGTCGTGCCAGTGGACTGCGTGATCGTACGGAGAAGATCGCGCGTCTGCCCGAACAAGCTGCGCGCCCGCGGGAAGGTCTGCGAACCGAGATCGGCGATGTGGCCTGCCGTCACGCCAAACGGCTTCAATGCGGCAAGGGCAACGTCGATCTGGTCGCGCCAGGTGTGGCCGGCGGATAGGGTCTTGTTGACCACAGAATACCCATAAGCGCGGTCGCCAGAGCGTGCAGTGATCTGAAAGACTTTGTCCGTTGGCGTCTCGCGAGAATTACCCCGCTTCTGAAACAGATCCCCGCGAAAGATGACGCCGTAGCCCTCTTCATAGCCAGCTTCCAGCGTGACCTGCTTGCCCTCTTCGTGGATCTTCTGCGCTGTGCGGTCGCTGAGATTGGTGATCGAGATGTAGGCAACGTGCGGGCGAAATCCGGTCGCCTGCTCGACCTGGAACCGGATGCGCAATTCCGATAGGTCGAGATCCTCGCCGGCACCCTCGACCTTGAGCGTGCATTTCCGGAGCCACTGCTTCACGGCATCACCAGGAATACGCGGCCGTTGAGGCCTAGATTGTCGTATGTCGGCTCGACAAGCGGGTCGACGTCGGTCTGGACGTGGATGGCTCCGCCAATGCCGAGATAATTGAATTGCTGCAGGACGTTCTCGCCGGCCGTGAGCGGCAGGCCGCGAACGAGCGGAGTGCCGTCGATCGACGAGATGTCGACGAACCATCCGCCGGCCGGGCTGTCCGACCAGGCAAAGCGAAAGGTCAGCTCTCGCGCGCCGATCGGCACAGTCATTTGCTGCGCAGATGGCGATAGCGGGAATTCGAAAACCGCCATCGCTCAGGACCTTTGCCCTGGGCTGGCAAAGCCAGAGGTATTGGAGCTCTTCAGCTGCTGCGATCCGGTCTTCTCGGTCGAAGCCGTCTTCTGCGGCGACTGCTGGCTCGACTTGCCGGCCTCGCCGGTGCTTGTGGTCTTTGTGCTGACGATCATCACGCGCCGGCAGCGGATCGTCGCCATCAGCACGTCGGGCGTGTTCCGATCGGTCGTGTGCGACACGCTCTGGATCAACATGTTTGCGTAGTGCCGGCGCACCGTGAAAACGTCGATCGGCTGGCGCTGCTTCTGGAAAAGGAGAAGATTGATCAGCGTGCGGTTCGGGTAGTCCTCGCCATGCGGCGAGCCGGACCAGACGCAAACGATCTCGACCGACGGCGGCAGCTGGATAGCATGGTCAGAGATGACCGCACCCGTCTCAACCGGGTGATCAGTGATCGCATAGTCGTTTCGCCCCATCTCCCGGATCGAGGCGTCCGGGATGAAGTGGGCGATGCGGGTCACCGGGTCGCGGATGAGCGCAAACCCGGCATCGAGTAGTGCCATGCGAAAACCCGTCGGAAATGACCAGAATGACGCGAGGGGCGGCGACTGCTATATTCCGCCCCCTTTCGGGAGACGGATATGCGGGCGCTGGTCTTTGCGGTTGCGATGATGGCGAGCGGGGCGGCTTGGGCAGTGCCAGGTCGCTGCTTGCTTGTCGTGGACGGTAAGACCTATCTGAATGGTCCGTGCAAAGTGGAGACCAGGTCTGGCGGCAACTTTCAGGTCCTATCCTCTGGGCGCCTCACGTATTTTGCCAACGTTTCTTTGACGGGAGACAATGAGGCAAATGGCTTTTGGAACGAGGAGATGGGTGCAAACCACGCACACACACCGCTCGGATCGCTTCGACGCAACGATGCCTGCTGGGCGAACGACAAGGCCATCGTATGCGCTTGGCGCTAGCGAACCGCCCCCTTCAGATCCCGCATCATGCCACTGTTCACATCCTTCTGCGTCTGACCGATCCGCTGTGCCGTATCGTGAGGATCACCCGAGCCGGTGATATTGATCTCGTTCTTCTGGTCGATTGTCACGTTCGTGCCGGCCGTGGAGGCTGGCGGCGGGGTCAGCGCGGAGCCATTGCCGCCTAGCCCCGGCCCACCAATACTCGCTGCATTGTCGGCGGCCCGAATGAGCGGTGATTCTGGGCTGAACAGGGATGCGGTCGCTTCCTTTGTCTTCGTCAATCGACCGTCGAGCTTCTGATCCGCCAATCCCTGGCTGTTGAACAGACTGTTGGACGCAGCGTTGCCGCGCTCATTCTCGCCAAGGCGGTTGTCGACCTTGAAGCCGGACTTGTCAGCCTTTGGCTCCGCTGGTTTCTCCTGCGGCGCGGGGGAGGCCTTGGCCTCTTCGGCCCCGGGCAGGCTGTTCTCATAAGACTGTTGGCGCCCCATATCGGTCTGGCGGTCAGCCTCGCGCTCGCGATCCTGCCAGGATTTGGGGCGAACAACGTCCTCACTCTGAGGCCCCTGCGTAACGCCGGCCTCTTTCGCCGCCCACTCGCGGACGAACTGATCATTGGAATTGAGATCCGCGGACAAGTCGCGGCCGGTCTTGCGGCGATAGGCTTCTTGATGGCCGCCTTCACTCGCAGCTGGTGCAGCCTCTGGAGTAGCATCGAAAGCCTTAAGCGCCCGATCGGTCCAGCGTTGACGCGAGCCGTAGTGCTTGATTCCTGCTCCCTCGTAACCGTCCTCAAAAATCTGCATGGCCTCCGAGGAGGTCTTCGTCCCCTTGACCGCGCCGACCACGCTCTTGTGGGTGGTCTCCAGCTCCCGCTTCAGGAAGCCGTAGTTCGCCTCGTCTGAAGCCGGATCGAGGCCTTTTTCGGCGGTCCACGCTTCAAAAGCCTTGCGCCTAGGCCCGGTCCACTGAGCCCAACCCCAACCGCCACGTCCACGAGTTGGGTTCTTCTCCTGCATCTCGGTGAACCCGCCACTCTCGTGGCCTAGATTTCCTACGACGCCGGCAGCCTGCTCTTTGGTGAAGCCAAAGTCTTCCATGAGCCGCTTCATGACGCCCGGCGCTTTTTGATCGAACGAAGACCCACCTATCGGGGCAGCGCTCGCGGGACGCTCAGGAGCATCCTTTCCGCCCAACATCTTCGGAGCGATGCGCTGCCACAGGTTCCGGTCGTCCCTCGGCGCCGCTGAAGCTTTTCCCCAGAGCGACCCACCCTTGCTCTGCGCCTGCTGGCGCTTCGCCGCGTCTGCCTCCAGCTCTCCCGCCTTCGCTGGCCCGAACGTCCCGGCCGCACGACGCTGCGCAATCGCCTCGTCTTCGCCGCCGTTCGCTTCGGTCGGCGACATGCCGATCGCGATGGCACCGCCGACGCCGAAGAGACGCATGAACTTGCCGAGCGCTCCACCGAGGAGCGCCACCGAGGCGGCCGTGCCGACAGCGGTGATGGCCGCCGCAACCTTTGTGAGCCAAGCAGCGACGCCGAGGCCGATCAGAGCGGTGAATGCGGCGGTAAGGCCATCCGTCCCGACGAGCGACTTGGTCAGTGCGTCGAATTTCTGGAATAGCGGCCCGGCCCACTCCGCCGCCTTTTCCAGGAAGGCTGCGACATTGCTCAGCGCCTCACCGAGGCTGCGGAAAACAGAGACGATGTTCTCGCTATTGTCTCGCAGGAAGCGCTCGACCTTGCCGAAAAAATCCGTGAGGCCCGGCCCAAGGCGATCGACCAGCAGCGTCCCGAGCGCCGTGAACGTGTCGTTGAGCGACGTCAGCGACTGGACGAGTGCGTTGGCCTTCTTGGCCGCCTCATCCTCGTTTACGCCGAGCTTGCGAACGGTCTCCGCATGCTTTGCCGAGTGCTTCGCGAAGTCGCCGCTCTGCAGCGCCTCAAGCGTTTGCAGATCGATGCCGGCGAATTCCGCCAGCCCCATCTGCTCGGTCTTGCTTTTGCCCTTCAGAACGTTGGCAAAGTCGCGCATTAGCGCGACGCTATCGCGGAGCTGGCCGTTCGAGCGGGTGACGACGCCAACCTGTTTCAGAAATCCTTCGAACCCGACGTTCCATTTCAGGTTCTTGCCGAAACCCTCGATCGAGGATCGCGCACCGTCGACCGAGCCGCCCAGCTGGCTAATCGCATAGCTCGCCGATCTGATCTGACCGACGGTGGTGTTGACCCGTTGAGCCTGCCAATACAGGCTGTCGAGCGACTGGCCGATCTTGATGACTGCGGCAGACACAGCCGTCGAGACGGCCGCGGCGGCAGCGCCAAGAGCCACCACCGACTTAGTGACGCCCTCGACCGAGGTCTTGAACTTGGCTTCCTGGCCACCCTCGATCTTGTAGCCGAGGGAGACCAGGAATTCGCGAATAACTTCCGCCACGATCAGCCTCGTTGACTCGCGATCATGAGCCGCCCGATGCTGTCAGCGCGCA